ATACGGAGAGACAGGGAAGTGTAGTGTTAGCTGCATCTCCTGCACTTAAAAAAGATTTTGGAATAAAAACAGGATCGAGACTGTTCGAGATACCTGAAGATCCAAGAATACACATTGTAAATCCACAAATGAAGCTTTTCATCAGAGTTTCAACTGAGATTACAAAACTGTTTTACAGATTTGTTCCTGAAAAATGTGTCCATACGTATTCAATTGATGAATCTTTTTTAGATGCAGGAAAAGAAAATCCTGAAGAAATGGCCAAAGCCATTCAAAGCAGTATGTGGAGAGAATTTGGCCTAATGTGCACAGTAGGTATTGGAGATAATATGTTACTCAGTAAGCTTGCGCTTGACCTGGAGAGTAAGAAAACGAAAAGTGGTATTGCACGTTGGAGATATGAAGATGTGCCAAATAAACTCTGGAATGTTCATCCGTTGTCTAAAATGTGGGGAATAGGAGGGAGGATGGAAAGAAATCTGAATCGGATGGGGATATCGACTGTAGGTCAGTTAGCCAAATTTCCTTTAGAGCTGCTTGAAAAGAAGTTCGGAATAATGGGGAACCAGTTGTACTACCATGCTCACGGAATTGATTTATCAGAAATAGGTGCTCCATTAATGCAGGGTCAGATTAGTTTTGGTAAGAGTCAGATTTTACTGAGGGATTACACAAGGAGAGAAGAGATTAAAGCTGTTCTTCTAGAGATTTGTGAAGAAGTCGCAAGAAGGGCACGTGCACACAACAAAGCTGGTCGAACAATTAGCCTGGGTATTGGATACAGTAAAGATGATCTGGGTGGTGGATTTCACCGAGCCAAAACAATAGATCTTCCCACAAATATCACGATGGACATATATAGATGTTGCTTGATGCTGTTTGATAAGTTTTACTCGGGTAAAACAGTAAGAAGTATCTCAGTTACGTTATCAAATATTGAGGATGATGTTAATCAACAGTTGAGTTTATTTGAAGTGGATAATGAAAAGAGAAGGAAACTTGGGTTTGTAATGGATGGGATTAGAAGTAAATACGGATCGAAAGCGATTCTTAGAGCAGTTTCTTATACATCTGCTGGTACTGCGCTTCACAGAGCAGGGCTGACTGGTGGACATAAATCATAAAATAAAAGCCCACTCAAATGTTTGAGTAGGGCTAAATTAATTAATCAACCTTTTTTAACCTCCGACAGGCCTTTCAGCTACCTGGATGTTAGATGGTGAATCTGCACTCAATTGCGTTAAAGCTACTCCACTTAAAATCACAGCTAAAATAGATACGCAAAGCACAAGTTTTTTCATAAGATTCCCTCCACCTGATTCATTTTCTGTTCAGCCCAAACTTTCGCATTGAAAAAGCTCGTTGCTTCTTCAAAAGCACCTATTGATTCAAACCTTTTTGCAGCTATGTAGGACAATTCATCTACACTTTCAAGTTCATTTTGCTGTTTTAAAAACTCAATATTACTAATACAGCTATTGAAATTATTTTTTAATTCCCCACAATAAAGGTTGTATAAGATGCTAATTTTGGCTTCGTATACTTTATTCTCCATTGATATGAGTCTTTCCTGTGCTTTATTGTAAAAATTAATGGCTTTCATTTTTTCGTCAATTTTAAAGAGTTCTTTAATCATCATGAATAAAGAATTTATATAATAAATAGAATTTAACCAAGATTCATTTCCTATTGCTTTTTCAAGAGATTTAATGCATTTATCAGGTTTGTTCCAATCAGAATAAACGATACTGAGGTTGTGATATAATTGAGCTTTCAAAAATTCATCTTTTGTTTCTTTTGCAATATCAATTGCTTCTAAATAATATTTTTCTGCTTCCTCAAATCGTTTCATATCAGCATAGTTTGCAGCTGCAATCATTGTTGATGTAGCTAGTTTGCATTTATAATCAGGGTGCCGCTTATATATTGAAATTGCATTTTTTATATAGTGTTGTGCCACAATGCTTTGTTTAACAAGAGTATATAAGTAAGAGACTTTAGAGTAAAATTCAGCTGCTTCAATTTCATCCGGAATTTCTGCAAGCTTTTTTTCAGCTAATCCATATAAGTTAATTGCTCTATCATAGTTTTTGTTGTATGCCTCATACATTGCTTCAAATAGATAAAAGTTGTATTCTAATTTATCATTTGTTTTTTTAATGAAGTTTTGATTGTCTTCAGTAAAATAGGTGTGCTTTTGTAAAGGCTCTCCTCGTGAAGAGTGCAGCAACATTTTATGTCTTTCTTCTAATAGACTATAATACGCAAGAACTTCTTGATCTTCTTCCATTTCATCAAAAAGTTTCTTTATCTCTGAATAATATTTTATTGATTCATCAACCTTTTGTTTTTTTATAGCAATGTACCAGTCATTCAGTGTAGTAGCGACAACTTCAGAAGCGATCTTACTCATTTAAACCCCTCTTTCTGAAAATTTCAAAAATCTCTCGAAAACAATCATAACATAGTCATTGAAAAAATTGTAAAAGGATGTAAAGTTTTCTGCAATTTTTTCATTACGAAAAAACGAAAAAAATACCCTCCTCAATCAAGAGAAGGGTATGGGGTTTATCTCGGTGAATCGTAATCCATTGCTTGTTCACTATCAGAAATACCTTGAGTAGTTGGATCAACAATAATGCCCATTGCTGATAAAAAAGTTAGAAGAGCATTAAATTTCTCTGTTAAATCGTCACCAAATACAGTCAAGTCGTATCCAAAAGCAGAGGCAATTGCTTGTACGAATAACAGCGTTGCAGAGAAAATTGCGACAAGAAATGTTTTCTTTTTCAGTCTTACTTTCCAGTTGATTTTAGTCATTTAATCGTCTCCTGTTAATTTTATTTAAGGCCAAAATGTATGAGCAACCATGCACCGACAATAGTTGCAATCACACTTGGTAGCACCTTGAATACAAGGTCTTTTGTAAATTGAGAGGGGTCAATTTTTCGAGTGGAATCAGAGCGTTCTAGTATTTCAACTCGATTGTCCAGTTTTTCATACGATTTGCTTAGATTTTTTAAACTGTTACTCATTTCGTTAAGAGTACTAAACTGTTCTCTTGATTGTGCTTGAGAGTCTTTATTAATTTCGACTTGTTGCTCAACCAGTGTAGCAATACGACCGATAACATTTGTTCTTTCTTCAAGGGAGTCAATCTTGTTATCAGTGTGTTTAGCTTTTTCTTCTAGCGCACTTAGTCTTGAAATAGTGCTTTGCTCAAAGTTATCCATTTGTCACCAACCTTTAATGAATATAGAAAGGTGACATTACATCACCTCCTAAATTAAGAGGATATTCGCTGATACGTATAGAACAGCAAACATCCTCCGAGATAATTGAATATAATTAGATTTTTGATCCGAACTGTCCTGAGATGTATCCACGTTTACCTTTATAGATAACTTCCCAATAACCTTTTGAGTTGTTTTTACCTTTAACTGAACCAGAGATTAAAATAGTGCTTCCGAGCTTGACTGTGCCAATATTTTTAGAACTATTTCGATCAGGCTTGTCCATTACAATTGCTGCGCTTGATACACCAACAATTTTGATTTTCCCCACGGATTTAATAGATGAGGAACTTGAAGAAGTTGATGTTGTTTTCGGGGCAGGAGAAGAGGTTTTAACTGATCCTGTAACATCAACATATTTGTCAGAGGCGGTAATGTAATATGTAGCACCTTTAGAGTTCTTAACTTTGTATTGATACGCAGATCCAACTTTAACTTTCTCAACAACTGTAGGAAATCCAATCCCTTTATTTACTGTACCGACAACATCTTTATCTTCCCAAGATGGTTTTGAATAGAAGCGAAGACCGTCAACCTTTGATTTTAGTGAACCACTTGCTGCTGATGATGAGGATGAGGATGGAGAAGCGGTTGCTGGTTTAGTTGGAGAAGCTTTTGAAACAGATTTGCCTGACATTTTTGCCTTTACTCGACTTTTAAAGTCTACAAATTTTTGGCTGTTAGATACCCATGGCGCAGGACAATTCTTATGGGTGATGTCATAATGGCGAACAATGTCATCAATAGGGTCTAAACCAAACTTTTTACATAATTCAACGAACACATCCTCAGTTCTTTCAACTGTATCTGAATGGAATGAACCATCTTTTTCAAGGCACATTTCAACTCCAATAGATAAAAAGTTAGCGTTAGGTCTCAGCGCAGCAACTCCTCGATAAGGATTTCCGGCACTATCTCTTTGTTGAATATCATTAGCATGGTAAGCTACTTCATTTAACGGAATGATACAAATTGCTTCAGTCTTATCAACGAAAATGTGAGCTGATGCATAAACTTGAGCATTGCTGAAGTATCTTCGATGATTATCTGCGCCGGCGCCCGGATTGGCTGTGTAATGAACAACAAGCTTCTTAACACCGTTTAACTTTAAACCAGGTCGAGTATACTTATTTACTGGAATATAATTGTTTGTATAAGCTGACAAAAAACATCTCTCCTAATAATTTAATTTGAGCACAAAAAAGAGAGAAGGGGACTAAACCCAATCTCTCTTTATCTCACGTATGCTATTGTTATCTCTGTCTTTCAAGTATGTATTTTGAATAAAATCTATATACTATCTAGAACATAATCACCACCTTAAAAAGATTGAAATTAACGGTGATTAAAGTTACACAGTTATTCTGAAACATGTATCTCTATTAAGTATTTTTCTCCAACATTTCAATTCTGTTGGATAACTCTTGAATCGACTTAATAATTGGAGCAAACAATTCTTCATATGCAATACTTTTTACATCTTTTCCTCCATTTATAGAGTGATCCTGATAGCCTGCAAAATCAACATTCAACTCATCCATTACCTGTTTAACTTGTTGAGCTATTAACCCTTGATGTTTTCTAACGCCGGCTAGAGAGCCATCATTCTTAATATTTTTTTCTTCATATGCTTCTCTGTAGTTCCATCTATATTGAACGGGTTTAAGTTTCTTGATAAAATTCAAACCTAGTTCAGTATCTTCAATATCAATTTTGTCTCGCTCATCACTTCTAACTTGAAGTGGAGCAAATGCAGTAGGTGTCACAGCTGAGTTTCCTAATTGTAGTTGGTTACTACCTGTTACACTGCTGTTTTGTCCAACTCCAGTAATATTGGTGAAATTATCATAGGCATTTGAATTAAGAGCATTATACCCAAGAGCAGTTACATAGTTTGCATTTTTAATTTGTCTACCTGCATTTACACCAAGTGCGGTATTGTATTCACCTGTAGTGTTATCTTGCAATGACTGCTGTCCAACAGACGTATTATAATTTCCATCGTTATATCTTAGGGCAGAGGCACCTACTGCAACGTTTGACAGTATAGTTTTAGTACCGTTGGCTTGCGCAAATCTGCCAATTGCTATATTGTCTTTTGAGGGAGCCTCATTGTCTCTAGGTGAATCAGGTCTCTGCATAGATTGGTATCCAATTGCAACATTAAATCTACTGTGCGGAACATCTCTCATTGAACTAGCTCCTAAAGATATGTCGCCTTCACTACTAGAATTATTCATATTGGCATAAAGACCTGCGACTACGCTATTTGAGGATTTTATAGTATGGTAAGAGGCATTAACACCAATTGCTACACTTCCAGAACCGTCTATTGCTTTTTCAAGTGCATTATATCCAAGTGCAGTACAATATTCTGGTGTAACGCTCCATCCTAATGCATTTCTACCAATGGCTGTGTTGCCTCGCGCGTCTAGTTGAGTTTTTGCTATAAACTTTGGTGAATTCACTTCACCGACATACTGTCGCCAATTAGGCCATTTTTTATCTAAGTGGCTATTGTCAACATCATTTCTAAACATGGGGTTTCTACCAACAACTATCGTGTCACCGATAGATATTCCTGCATTTCCACCTACGATTGTATTTCTTTGAGCTGTTACCATATCTCTTGCTGCATCAGTTCCAATAGCAACATTATGATAAAGCGAGGTACCTTGGTTTATTGCATTGTGTCCGATAGCAACATTTTTTTTGACATTTTCTTCTGCATCTTTCAGTGCATTATTTCCCACTGCAACATTCCCGTAAGACTGAGGGGTTAATTTCTTACCTGCATTTACGCCTAGATCTGTATTATTTAGCTGGATATATTTTTGCCATATAGAGTTAACTTCTAATGCTTTATCATCTAAATCAATGTAATAATATTTTCCTTTGTTATCATTAATGTTTTCGTCATAATCTGGATTAATGAATTTTAAAGAACTCCCTAATCCATGTGATTTTTTTTCTGGGAATTCACTAATTAGGTAAACACCTGTTGTTATTTTAGGGAAGTATAGTAAATCGCCTTTTTTACTAGCTTCTTTGATCATAGGTGTGTTATCAGTTATTCCGTCATCAACACATCCAAATTTTGTTACGTCAACAGACCGAAGTGAAAACTCATTTATAATTTTATCGACTAAAGTCGAATCTTCACCCCTTAATTTATTTAAGTCTCCTATTGTTTTTGTTACACTTGTCACATCTCTATATAGTTCATCTAATTTTGCTTTAATGTCGTCTGCGGTATAGCGATTTGAATTTGATTTTACTGCTATGGCGTCTACTGGTATCCACTTTTGTGTTTCTTCATCGTAGTAGCCCATTGTGTTTACTGGAATCAAGTTATCACTCATTACATTTCCTCCTTATCCTTTTCTTATCCATATCATGCTGCCATTAGGAGCATCTGCCGAGGGTTTGACTCTTTTTTTGCTAGGGGAGCTATTTGTCCTAAGCCAAATTGTTCGAATATTGTAAGGTTCTACATAACTCGAAACAACGTTATAACCATCGAATTGATCTGAAATGCTAATATTAATCCAGTCAAAACCGTCCCAACGATATTCAATGCCTGTTTCTCTAACAGTAACAACCCATCCAATTTGAGGGTTTGGATACGTGTCCATTAAATCTTGATATGTATAAACCATTGGCAAATAAATTTTTCTAGTGTTTTCAACTACATACTCGTAATCAGAAGTTGCTTGCCTACACCAGTTTGTTATTTCGATGCATCGTTTTGTTATTCGTTCACATTCGGCAATTCGCTCATTCATCCGAATTATTGTGTCTTCAGCATCGTCAATAAGTCCTTGCAGAGTCTCAATAGCCATATTGCCTTGGCGTTTAATCCAAATTCGAGAGGCAGGGAAGAAGGAAGCTCCTTCGCCACTATAATTAAAGGTTAGTGATTTCCCTTCATTTGAAGCATTAAAAAAGACAACTCCCATAAGGTAGTCAACCTTGAAATAATTGTCTTCAAGTTCACCATCTTCAATTTCTCGCCATTCCTCGTTATCTCCAATTACTTCGACACGAAACTCTCTGTTTGGAATCTCAGTTAGGAGTGCTCTTCCGTTGTATATAGTTAGTGTCTCGCTATAAGTTAGATAGGGGTCTTCAACAGAACCTATTCTCTTTTTACTTAATATTGGATCATTATATAATTCAGCAAAATCAGCCAGTTTAGTTCACCTCCGTTAATTTTGTTGGTAGGCTTCCCAGATATATTTAACGTTTAATTTATTTCCTCTGCAGTTAATATCTGAGCCTGTGACAAATAGATTGTTTCCCAAAGCACCGTATCCTAAATCCCCTCCAATAAGGGAAAGTCCAGTTGAAGTAACTTGATAGGCATAGCCCCCCAATTGGCTTTCAATTACTAGTTGACTGTCTTCAGGTGAAATCGGAGCTATTTTGACTAAATCAGGAGTAAAAGCAAGGGGGATTTGCTTACTGAGAGTGCCGTCTCCTATATAAATACCTTTTGCAAACTTGGGAGGAATGGGGATGTTTTCAGCTAATGCATAATCAGATGCTACTCGTCCACCTAGCATCTCTGCATTACCGTCTATTGAACCACTAATGATCCCTGATTCATTACGTACTGGTATAGAGTTTGGAGAAGTCGTTGTTGAAGCTGTAAAACCATTCAAGGAGTCTGCTGAACCTGCAGATGAGACAACCCATTCTTCTCCGTTAAACAGTTCTTGTTTGTTATTCTTTGGATCAATCCAGATTGTCCCTGTCTCTGGGTATTCTGGCTTAGCTTCTGTAGAGATTGTATAGAGACCATTAACTTTTCCACTAAGACTTCCTTTAACTTCAACAGAAGGAGAAGGAAGGTAGGGGTTATCAGAGGGGTGACTTGATTTAACTATATCCGAAAGAAGAATCTGACTTATATCTATATCTGCATCCACTCTTCGATATGCTTGAACACCAATAGTGTAGTACATATTTGAAGGTAATCCGGTAAAAGTGGCTGTACGTCTGTCATATTTAACATTTTGTAAGCTCTCACTAGCTTGCACAGAACCAAATGTGTACTCCTCATTGTCATCACTACCGTGTAGATAAACCTCAAATCCATCGATGTTGTATTTGTCCTCATCGGAATCAACATAGTTCCACTGAATGGTAATATCAACTGATCCGTTATCATTTACCTTATGGGTAATTGCAGTGCCATCAGAAGCAATGGCAGGAGGGGCCGGCTGCACTGAGATTCTGTCATTTCGGATATTGAAGTTTTCAGTGACTTTATCCCATTCAATCTTTCTTTTGTTTAATTCAGTACTTATTTTATTTGTTCTGTAAACGGTTTTTATGATTTTCTCAAAATCAGATTGAACTCTTTTTCCATTTGTAACTGTGACACTAATATTTGATTGTTCAAAATCAATTGTTATTGCTGTAAGTATGGCTTT